TCCGATTTAAGTGGTAATGGTAAAACGAATGACACTTTGGCACAGCAGTTTATTAATTGGCATTATGAGAATGCAATCCCAAACATTGCTTGGAAGTTCACTTATAGAGATTCAACAACATCATTACTTATTCCAAATAGAGAGGCGCAAATTGGAGATTACTTTAAAAATGGATTTTCTTTTAGTGATTTAACACATAATGGTATCTTGTACCTGACAAATTTCAGATACAATGCTTTCAGAAATTATATAGAAAGAGAACCAGTACAATAATAGGGCTATAATATATAGCCCTATTAAATAAGCTTTATTTTTTAACACTTTTTGCCTATAATGCAAAATGCAAAGGTTAAAGCCAATACAATAAAGCATGTAATAACTGAATAAAGTAATTGGTTTGGAATTGCGTAAAATAAATTACCAATTATCTTTAAAAATTATTAAATAATACCAATTATATTAAATTTATTAATTTATTTAAAGTATTTTGTTCGCATAAGGTGGTGTAATATGGCTTTAGTAACAAATGACACATTTCAGAAAATTGTAGGATACAGATTAGGAACAGATAAAAAATGGGCGACTGGCGGAGGATTTTTTGTTATACCTGTAAATTCAGGGGATTACATCACTGTTTACAATCGAAAGCTTATACAACTAGCTATAGTTTCAGACTTGGATTCATCGGATATTGTGATAGGCCAAGAGTTATCAAATATTCTATACTTCAAGGTTAAAACAGAATTAGAAGTAACGGGTTCATTCACTGCGCCAAGCAATTCAAAGTATCTATTAGTTTCAGGAGAAGATATTAATTCTAATTCTGTACTTGCAGACTGTGCTATATCGTTTCTAATTAATGGTGTAGATATTTTATACATCGAAGAACCAGAAGAGCCGGAAGAACGGGAACTCCCCCTACCTGAACCCTTAACAGTAGGTATAGACACTTATATAAGCTTATTAGATGCAAATACTTATATAAGGACTCATTACACTGCTGCACAGGCAGCAGTGTGGAATTCATTGTCTAATGCTGACAAAGATGCGTATTTGAGACAAGGATGTGCAAAAATAGATAGTCAAAGACTTGCTGGGAAAAAAGCCTCCCTAGCACAAAAACTTGAATTCCCTAGAGCAATATTTTCCGCTGCTGCTCACCGGTATATTACGCAAAAAGAGGTTCCAGATGCCGTAAAATCCGCACAAGTTGAAGAAGCGTTTGCCTTGTCAAAAGGAATTCCCAAGAGGCTGGAGCTTCAACGACAGGGGGTCAAATCTTTCAGGTTAGGCGATCTGTCGGAAGAATATACCGGAACTATGAATAATACACTGATTTCCGAAACATCAAGGCAGCTCCTACGGCCATTTCTTGCTGGAGGTGTACCAATATGTTAGATGCTTATTCAAATAACGTTGTAACTTTGGAATCTAAAACCGGTACAGAGTTCAACGGTACTCCTAAGTTTGCTGAACCTACTACTATACCGGCAAGAATTCAATATAAGCGAAAACTCGTCCGAAATAACATGGGCCAGGAAGTAGTTTCAGAAATAACATTGTACACCGAAGCGACAGTCAAAACGGGCGATAGGATTACGATAGGTGATGGCAAGCATATTGTAATAGCTGTATCAATACACAATGATTTAGACGGAAATGAAGCATTTCGGGAGGTGGTCTTGTGAAAGTTACAGCAGAACTTGAAGGACTTGAAGATATCGAAAAGTCCTTCAACAATAAACTTAAACAAGTCAAGCGTTACACAGCAAAAGCAATGGCTGATGTAACGCTTGATTTATTATCACGAGCTGTGCAGCTTGCACCAGTCGATACAGGGGACCTTAGGAGGAGCGGTTCGGCTAGCATAAACGGTGTTGAAGTTGCAAAAGGAAGCAAAGACGGAAATGCAAACGTTCTCAAGTCAGCTCCTGAAACTAATGCTGATGAGGTGTGGGGAGAAGTTGGGTTTTCAGTAGAGTATGCTTATGTACAGCATGAAGATCTATCACTCAACCATCCAAACGGAGGGCAAGCAAAATATTTAGAAAAGCCTTTTGTAACCAACACAGAAAAGTATATCAAACATCTAGAAAATAGCGTAGATAAGGCTATAGAGTACGGTGAGTAGTATGGCAAGTATGTTATATGATATAGCTGATTTTCTTATTGCAAAAGGTCTTGCAGTTGAAAAGGGTGTTGATATATTTGCTGAAACAATACCGGAAGCTCCGGATATATGCACTGTGTTGTTCGAGTATGCCGGCCGACCTCCAAACATTCCTTGTGAGCAAGTTGAAAGGTATTTTCAGGTTGCAACAAGGAATCCTGATCCAGATGCAGCAAGGTCGAAAAATTGGTCGATTTATAATGCTTTACACCCGGAAGAGCCGGGTGATAAACAGTCCCTTACTTTAGAGAGGTGGGGACTTATATATGCAGTAGATACACCGTCTAAACTCAAAATTGATGAGAATGGACGGTGTATTTATGTTTGCAACTATTTTATTCTAACTCAGAAAGGATGATTTTATATGGCAGAAGTAGGTATTGCTCTTGCACATTATGCAATTATAGAAGAAGATTCAACAACTGCATTGGTATACAAAAACCCGGTGAGATTATCAAAGTTGGTTGCAGTAGATATCAACCCAAACGTAGTTGAATCGGTTTTGTATGCAGATAATGGACCAGCGGAGTCTCATTCAGCATTAAGTAAAATAGATGTGGAAATTGAGCTAGCTGATCTAACACTTAGAGAACAAGCTGAATTGCTTGGACACACATTTAAAGATGGAGGAATTATAAAAAAGGCTTCTGATGTTGCTCCATATATAGCGTTTGGATTCAAGGCATTGAAATCTAATGGCAAATGGCGATATGTTTGGCTAAAAAAGGGGAAATTCAGCGAACCAACTCGAAACCATAGGACTCAAGGCGAACAGATACAATATAACACACCAAAGATAAAAGGATCTTTTGTTGTAACTGTTTATGACGATGCTTGGGAGGCAAGCATTGATGAGGATGAAGAAGGTTTCAACACTGCTGATGGAGCTGCATGGTTCACTGATACTACACTAGAAAACGGCCTAGGTGCAACAGCAGTTCCCGTGGCATAAGGAGGTATAATTGATGTCAAAACTGAAAGATGTGAGACTGAAGCCGGTACCGATTGTATTAGACAAACCTCGCTCAATATATTTTGATTTTAATGCGTTTGCTGAACTTGAGGAATTGTATGGAACTCTCGATAATCTGTTTAAAGCCATTGAAAAGCCGACTATGAAAGATTTACGGAATATTCTTTGGGCAGGATTATTGCATGAACTTCCTGTGCCACAAACAGACGAAAACGGTAAAACAGTTTACTATGACGATGGAAAGCCGTTTACTGTACACCAGGTAGGGAAAATAATGTATGGCATAAAAGACCTTTCAAAAGTCACTGTTGCGGTATTTAATGCGATAGCGGAGGCAATGCCTCAAGTGGGAAAGGAAGAAGCGGAGGCAACGGAAGCAATAGAAGAGAAAAAATAGAATTTGATTGGCCCTGGATAATGTATTTTGCTAGGGCCAATTTGCACATGACAGAAAAGGAGTTTTGGCGCTGTACTCCGCGAAAATTATATTCTTTTATTTTTGCCCTTTATGTCGAAAAAGAAGAAAAGCCAAAACAAGTATTTATTGACGAAATACTTCCTTAAAGGAGGTTTAAAATTTGGCAAGAGAATTAAAAGTAAGATTAGGCTTAGATAATGCATCCTTTAAAGCTAAACTCAATCAATCTAAAAATGATCTAAATCAATTCAGTTCAGCAATAAGAAACGCTTTTAGTTTTGCCGGTGGTGAGTTGCTTGTACAAGGGATTAAGAAAGGCTTTCAGGAAACAGTAACAGAAGGCCTTAACTTCAACGATACAATTCAGCAAGCTACGTTGGGATTCAAAACGATGCTGAAGTCGGCAGCTGATGCTACAGACCAAGTACAAGAGTTGTGGGAGTTAGCGGCAGTTACACCTTTGGAGTTTAAACCTCTTTTGGCAGCTTCAAGAAGGCTTATAGCTTTTAAATTTGAAGCGTCAGAAGTAACAGGTATGCTTAGGACTATTGGTGACGCGTCAGCTGCTCTTGGTTTGGGCTCTGATGGCATTAATCGTATATCCATTATTGACCGTATATCCCTTGCACTTGGACAAATGAAGGCAAAAGGAAAAGTATCAGCTGAAGAAATGAGGCAATTATCTGAGACTGGTATTAATGCATGGGAATACCTATCCGAAGCTGTTGGAAAAACGACAGCTGAGACAATGAAACTCACAGAAAGAGGCCTTATTCCTGCGGAAGATGCTATAAAAGTCATTCTTGAAGGCATGAGACGTGACTTTGGCGGCGGCATGGCCGAATTAGCAAAGACTTATTCAGGCTTGATGTCCACATTGAAGGACACTACTTCTCAGACAATGGGGAAGATAATGGAGCCAGCATTCAAGAAACTCACTGATGATATTCTACCAGAAGCTATTGAGAAGGTTGAGCAATTTGGTAAGAACTTCAAGGATGGAGGACTGAAAGGCGGAATAATTGCATTATTCCCCGAACGAGATACTGAACGAATAGCGAGGTCAATTGATAGCATTACAGCATCATTCAAGATATTACTTGAGACCGCAGGAAGTGCTGTGGGAATACTTGGTGAAACTGGTATGTTAGTAGTGGAAAATTGGGAGGCAATTGGACCAATCATTACCGGAGTAGCAGCTGCATGGACAACTTATAAGATTGCTGTTTCAGCCGCAGCAGCGGCGCAAGCATTAATGAACGGTCTTGTAAACATTAATCCTTGGATGTTGCTTGCTTCTGCTATAGTAGGTGTTACAGCAGCTATAGCAGGCTATAACATGGTTCAAAGCGAAATGGCAAGGCAGACAATCAATAATGCGGCATCGAAAGCTGATGAGATTGAGCAAACACATAAGCTTATTGATGAATATTATACTTTGAAACAATCTGCTGAACTTACAGTTGCTGAAAAAGAACGTCTTAAAAGTGTTGAACAACAGCTTATTCAGAAAATTCCGGAGGCAATCAAGGTAATAGATGATCAAACCATGGCATATGCTCAACAGAGGGATGTTCTTGAACAGTTAATCGCAACTAAAAACAAGGATCTTCTCGAAGCAGGAAAACTGAAAGGTGAAATAGCTCTTCCAGGATTGGAAAGAGAGCTTGAAAGCCTTAAGCAAGAAGAAGAAAAAGCCCGTAAGTGGATAGAGCAGTATCAAAAGGATATAGAATCTTCAACAATTTCTGGTAGGTCTCGTATTATGACAGATTATATTGAGAATCAACGTTGGAGTAACAAACTTGCCAACTTAATCGAGCAAAGAGAAAGAGTTGAAGACGAGATTGAAAAAGCCAAAAAGGCTATTGAGGCTTACAATAAGTATGTTGCTCAAGCTGAAGGCAATGTTTATACACAGCAATTAGTAGATCAAATTCAGCAAAGTTACAAAGAAGATCCGACCAGGAAAAAGCCATCGGATAATATTGAAGATACAACTAGTAGTATAACTAAACTAAATGCTTCACTAAATGACGGAGCTGACTACTGGAAAAAGCTTAAAGATGAAATGAATTCATTCTTTTCAGAAATGAGAAGTCAAAGAGATGAGTTTGCATCATTTGGTAATATGTTTGAGAGGAATGTTATAGAGAAGTTCTCCCCAGCAAAAATTCAATCAAGATTAAACCGATTCCTTAAGCAAATTGAGGAATGGCGAGCGAACCTCAACGAACTTACTGCCAAAGGTGTTAGTGACGATATATTAGCCGGTTTGAGAGGTATGGGGTTATCCGGTGCCGGAGTTGTGGCCGGACTTAACAAGATGGATTTACAACAGCTCTCAACAGCTCTGAATTCTATCAATCAAATTAGATATGCAGCAACACAAGAAGCATATCAGCAGGTCGTATATGAGCACAGAATTAATCTAAATGGTGCGATTGATGTCAGAGGTTACACTGATGATGGTCAGCTTGAGAAAATCAAGCAGATAGCTGCGGCAGAAATAGCAGATTCATTGAGCAGCTCTCAAAATTTGCCGCTTACAGGTACAGGGAAGAGGGTGATAAGTCCATGAGTGCATTATATTGGGGAAGTTTGAAGTTGAATCTAGATACTATTAACATGCCTCCTGCTGAAAAGAATTTTGTAGAAGAGAGCCTTATTCCATCTCAAAAGCAGAATTTCGTTTCTGCCGAAACTAAAGCTTTCCTAATTAATAATACGCTTCAGCTTGACTACTATCCTATATTGTTCAACAGTGAGCAAGTTTCTTCGCTTTCAGGAATGCCTTATGTTCGAGATGTGGATTACTCTGTTGATTGGGTAAGTGGACTAATAACAAGGCTCGATACTAGCTCAATAGGAGCAGAAGAAACGGTTTCGATATCTTATACTTACATCAACAATGAACCTTCAACAACAATTAGCAGCTACGGCCGGAAACGTAGGAAAGTTACAGTTGAAGGATGGGCGAATTTTGTTGATTGGGAAAGTATGGAGACAGATTATGCTCAAAATATAGCAAAAGCAGTAACACTTCCAACAGGTACTATACTCAATATGTATATTTCAAGAATCCCAAGGGCTATACGTAATCGAGGACTTGATATTATATATTTCACTATAGAATTCATGGAGGCATGATGAAATGCAACCTACTAATTTGGATTTTAGTCTTTTCAAGCAAAGAGATTTCAGCAACAAATTGAACTATAAAACTGAGGTTATTTTTCCTGACAATGATAATATGACTTTGCCAGTATATGCCTTCCAGATTGAAAGGGATATTGATTATATAGCTCAAAGCTGTCAGTTAGAACTCCACAATATCAACCCTAGTGATATTCAAGACCCCGGATATTATTCTCCGGACAGAGAAGGAACTTGGAATCAGATTTTATGGCCGGGAAAAAAGCTTCAAGTTAAAGTAACTGTACAGGTATTCGATAAGGACGTTGTTACAAACACACCTACTTACAAAGAAGAAACTTTTGTACTTTTCACAGGGTATATTGATGATGTTAGTATGGTTATTGAAGGATCCAAGAGCGCAATAAAAATCTATGCAAGGGACTCCGGAAATTTATTGATGGACAACAAAATTCCTGTTGATGAGTTTGGCGATAGATGGCTTGAATATAGCGAGGTTGATATATCAGATATAGTACATGATTTGCTTTTGAAATCTGGATTAATTGAAGATGATATAGGGTATATTCAACCTACTGGAATTATGATTGATATTGAGTTTTATGACTGTTCTTTTGCTGATTGTATAGCACAACTTCAAGATATATGTAATTTTGATTTTTACTTCAACGAAGAAGGAAAAGCTTATTGGATTGAATCATATGCTACAGGCCCAATAGCAGAAGTTATGACTTCATTTCCTAACTCAGAAACCTATAAATATCTTGGGTTTGAAAATGACCATTATAGTACAATTATTCCTAATAGTGAAACAGTAATTTCTTTGGATGGAAACACTAAGTATGAAAAAGATACAGACTACACAATAGACTATAGAAAAAAAGTTATATCTAGAACAGAGAATTCAAATATTCCTCTTAATACTAATATAAAAGTAACTTTCATACATACTGCATATCATTTTAAAGCTGGAGAGGATATATATTCTCTAACATACAAAATATCACGTCAATCAGTATATGGTTCAATCAAAGTAGTAGGAGATGGAGAAGAAGCAATATACAACAATCCTAACCCAACATATTACGGAGTGTCTGTAGAAAAAATTCAAATTTTGAGCGAAAATCTATATCTTACAACTGAAGTACAATGCCAAGAAATGGCTAACCGGTTAGGCAATGGGATGTTAAGAACTTTTAGGCATGCTGAAATACTTGGTGTGGGTATACCGTTTCTGCAATTTGGTGATTGTGTTCAGATTACTGAAAATATTACAACCGCATCTGAAATTTACCGAATTTGTGGATTGAAATTCTCTATGCAAAACGGAATGCTATACACAACTGCAAGAACATATTATTATGATCATTCACCTACTTGATTTTATGTAAGTTGTGGAATACAATGGGTACAAGGGAGGCGAATTGATTATGAAGAAAATTATAGTAGGTGTGATAATTGGATTTATTATAAGTTTTAGTGTACAAACTTTTGCAAGTGAAGCTATTACTGCTCTTAGGGCAACATTTGATGTGTATGTTGCAGGACAAAAACTTAATACTGATAAACCGATTTTATCAGTGAACGGTTCGACTTATTTGCCATTAAGAGATATCGGTTCTGCACTTGGAACAGAAGTAAAATGGAACGAAGAACTTAAACGAGTAGAAATCGGAATGGGATCTAATGAAGTTATTGCGACACCTAGACCAACACCTACTCCAACTAATTATGTTAAGAGTGCAGAAGATAAACTTGTTATAATCCAGCTTCTTGGAGCTAGAATAAATAATGAAGTATATAGCAGAACTGATGATACAATGGAATTTAAAATAAGGGTTATTAATAAGTCTACTTCAAATGTAACATTATCCGAGAAAGATTTTAAAGGTATTTACGAATTACAATCTCCTCCAAATACGGAACAATGGCAGTGGGTACAGAACAGAATATATTTGAACAAAGGAAGCAATATATTTGAGACTAAGATTGAGTTTGTAGATTTAAATTTGGAAAGAATGGTTCCAGGGGAAGTAAGAGAAGGAGTTGTAAAATATAAATCTTGGGCCTATAACAAATCTTGGTTTGGGGTTAAATATAATGATAAGGAATTAGTTTTTACTGAACTACACAGTTTCTAAAAGGACCACAAGGTCCTTTTTTGATGCCTAAAAAGGGGTGATATTTTTGAATAATAATCTGAAAAAAACAGTAACTAAAAGTATTGACAGAAGAGAACGTGACACGAAGCAAATAGTTGAAATGACAAGCGCACAAGTTGCAAACCTTAAACATTGGCCTAAAAATAAATACATAATAAAAACTGACGAGATATTGCCTCTAATAAAAGATGATCTAAACGGTTCATCGACTACAGAAGAAATAGCATCAAAAGTTAATGCTATAATTCAGTCCCTCGATGGTTGGATGTTAAGGAGGGAATAGTATGGCAAGAGGTTATAATTGGGAAAGTATTGATTTGTCATCAATAGGAATGGGTTACATGTATGATGTATTGTACATCCCCAACAAAGGATTTTTAGCTAGTGGTTCTCACTTAGAAAAGTATTGTATTTTTAGCACCGATGCTAGAAATTGGACACCTATTGGGACTCGGCCACCCGGTTCTGGAAGGTTATATTCTATGGGTCATAACCCTGTCACTGGAAGGGTAATAGGGGTAGGTGGA